CACCTTCTTTTTTAGGATTTTGTGCTTTTTCTTTAGCATCAAAAAATTCTTTCATTTTATTAAAAGTTAATCTACGTAACCAAAGAGGCATATTATATATAGTATGGAAATCATAACCCCCACCACCATGAAAAACTATTTCGTGTATTTCGTGAAATACTTTTACCCGATAATTAGAAAACTCGCTTAAAGATCGGGCCAGAAAAAATTTACTGTAATAGGAATTGAAATATCTAATCCCTCATCTGTTATATAGCTTAAATCTATGTCAGGAGCTGTATCTTTAATATGAAGTCTAAATGCTCTAGAATCACGAGCTAAAAGAAAAGTATCAACATATTTACGGATTTCACTTTTATTACTATCACCATCTATTGACATTATTTGATGTTTTAATTTTGTAGTAACCTCAGGAGCTGCTGCTTTACTTAATTTTGAAAATGATAATACTTCTTGAGTAATAGCATCGATGTCTTTTTCAGTTAAATGTTTATATTCTACTATAGTTCCATTTGAAGGCATTTCAAAAGTACCATAACCCTCATCTGTTAATGTATCAGTATCAAAAGGTTTATTATCAATAGTTGATAAATCAATTGTATATTCTTTTCCTGCATATTCAAACTTATATTCTGAGCCATATCCTAATATTCTAGCTGCTACAAAAATAGCATTTTTATCTCCTGTATGTATATCTTTTATATCAAACTTATTCATAGTAAGAGCTTCTAGTAACTTATCTAATACTAATCCTTTTTCTATATAATTTTGATTAGTTAAAATATCTTCTTCTTTAGCAGTCATATACTTCATTTCTACTTTTCCGGATGCTAATGGATGATCTTTAGGATAAATTTTACCTTTTGAAGGTAAATCAACAAGTTCTGTTGGAAATTTAAATTTTTCTTCACTCATAATTTTTATTTTTTAATAACTTAGTTTTGTTATACATATATAATATACAAAAAAGCTTGACAAACGCCAAGCTTAAATGTAAATTATGTAATATTTTTTTTAGAAATTTAATACGCAATAATCCATTCCTATTGTTAATGAAATATTCATTGCAGCTGTATCATCATCCCAATTCATATCACCAAATGAAGCATCTTTAATAAATGCACCTTTAATAATCCATTCAGAAACTATATCTCCTACAGGACCTAAAATATCAATTGTTAAATCTTTTTTATAAAAATCAGAATAACCATCTCTACCAGTAACTGATTCATGATGTAATCTTGTCCATTCCATTACAGCTTGAGCTCCCGAAGGTGTTATTGGATCAAATAATTCCATTGTTAAATCATTCCATCTTAATTTACCTTTTACTTTTCTATAAGTGTTTATATGATTTAATATTATTTCATCCTGCGCGAACCCCATACCGGTAACTCCTTTAATTATATACGATGGTATACCATCTACATACAATATAAATCTATTGGCTACCTTTGGTTCAAATGCTGTGAAAAATATTTCATTGGGATCTAATACTGCCATTTTTGTTTTATTTTATTTTATTATAAATATTATCGTTTTTTATTTTTATGCCGGGAAAGTAGCTCCGGTTGGTAAAATGTTGAAATCTAGGTAAATAAATTCTGCTGTTTTAGTTGGTTGTAAATAAACGGCACCAATTAATTCATTTCTATCAATTACATCTGGTGTGTTATTTGAATTATCCATTACAACTTTAAAAGCATATAAACCTTGTCTTTGTTGTACTGATTCCAAGTAAGGATTAACTTGACTTAAGAATGTATTTCTTGTAGCTGCTGTATTTTGTTCAAATACTAATGTGTCAGCGATTTGTGAAATATAGTTTTTAAGTGTTATTAATAATCTTCTTACATTTACTCTATCTAAAGCACTTGCTTTAGTTTGAAGTGTTTTTTGACCAAATACTACAATTCCAGTTCCTGGGAATGTTGCTATTGGATTTACTTTTGCTTGATATAAAGTATCTCTATTAGCATTAGTTAGTTTTCTTTCTGCTTGTCTAACAGCTCCTAATCCCCCTCTATTAATACCTGCTGGTGCAAACCAAGGTTCTCCTGCTCTATCATTAAAAGCATAAACTCCTGGGATCATTGTAGAAGCACATACCCAAACTAATTGTCTTGAATCTGGATCTGAAACCATTAACCAAGGCCAATATGTAGCTACATAAGATGAATCAACTGATGCTGCTGTTGAACCAACTTGTGTAATTGACGAATTATAATTAGATAAATCACCTACAAATATTGCATCACCTCTATTTTCACAATTAGATTGAATTGATGTCCAACCAGCTCCTGTTGAAGCGTTATCTAATACTAATCCTGGTGCAGTGATTACATTATATCTAAATTCATCTCTATTTGCTAATAAATTAATTGCATCTGTATAATCAGTTCCAGTTAAACCTTGTTGGTTTATGTTATTTATAGTATTATAATAGTTTTGAGGTTTTTGTGGTGTATCAGTTGCATTTACAAACCCAACTCCTCCAACTGCACTACCAAATGATCCTGATCCTGCTGCTGGTATTGATGCTGTAAATTCAAGTCTTGCATTTCCATCATTATCTAAATAATTTGGGGTTTGTAACCCAACAGATTTTACTCTAACAAATCTTGAGGCATTTGGAAATGAACCCGTTGTTTGTAAATATGGATCAGCTGTTCCTGCTCCTCTTAATACTTGTGTTTGATCACCAATTACTCTAGCTATATAGTTTGTAGCTAATGGATCTAATGATACATTTGGAAAAGTTTCAATTACTGCTTTTGATGAATTAGTGTCATTACCTTGTCTAATTAATAAACTAAATGTTCCTGAAGATGTATTTGGAGAGGATATTTCCCATCTATAATTATCTGCTGAACCTGATCCTAAAGTTCCATTAGTTCCAGAAGGTGATGAACTATCTCCTAAACCACTATTATAAATCGCACCATCTCCAATTGTTTCTAAAATAAATGGAGATGTTCTATCAGCAGAAGCAGCATTTCTATCTGATCCTGTTATTATATAAGATGAAGTTGCAGGTGAAACTGATGCTGAAGTAACTCTAGTTACTAACAATGTGCTTCCTCCATTTTGGAAATAATTATACGCTGATATTGATGTAAAATAAGTGTATTCATTTGATCCACTCAAAAATGTACTACCATAACTAGCTAAATACTCTGAGTAGCTTGTTATTAATTTTGGTATTTCATTTTGACCCTTTACTGTAGGACCAATAATTGCAGCTCCTGCTTGAACAGGACCTGCTGTAATTTGTGACTGGTCGTTTTCTCTTGCTAAAACACCCGGTGATATTAATACTTCTGCCATTTTTGTTTTGTTTTATTTTATTATAAATATTATGTTTTTTTTTAAAAACTATTTTATTGGGGTAAACTCTCCAGTTTCTAAAGAAATGTTTCCTTTACCATATTTATCTTCTAATTCTTTTGCTATATCAATTTCTTCTTGTTGAATTTTTGTTAATTCTCCTTCTAATTCTTGTTTTCTACTTTTAAGATTTATTATTCCTACTTCAATTTCTCCAACTTGTGTTATTAAAATCTGGAAATCTTCTTTTACTTTTTTTATTCTATTTATTTCCTTTTCTGATAAAACTTTCTTTTTTGACATTACTTTTATTTTTAATTAATATTTTATTTTTAATACTGGTTATACATATTAGTATTTTATTTAAAAATCGATAGATAATATAATTATTCTGGGGTTGGAGTTGGTGGTACTCTATTTGTGTTTATTCTATTATTAGGCACTTGTGTTGATGGAGGATCAGTAAATTCAGTAAAATCTTCATGTTCAATGTTTGTTCTATTTAAAGGAGGTGTGGTTACTTCATTCATATCACTTATTACTTCAGGATTAAATACTAATTTAACTTTACTATGGTATTTTTTAATAGAAGCTAAATCTTTTTGTAAAATATTTGGCACAATATACCCATACATTTTTATACTAAAAGTACTTTTTACTACTCTATCTTGTCCTTTATTTAATTCTACATTAGTTGCTACAGAATCTATTCTAGCTCTAAATTGAAATCTTTCGGGATTACCCCAATATGAGTCAGATGCATAATTAATTGCTTCTATTATATTATTCATTTGTTCAACATAATAAGTTGATATTATACAATCATAATTTAAAGTTATATAATCAGGAACAACTACAGCATACATATCCTTAGTAGGTCTTCTATTATTTAAAATATTAAATTTATCATAAGTATTTTTTTTACTATAAGACTTTTCATAAATTCTATAATTATTAGGAAAATTTGCATCTAATTTATTAGTAATATTTCTATTTTTTTCAATATTAGTTCTTTTAAAAGTAATTAAAGGCATCATTATTCTACCCTTTCTATCTCTAAAATATCCATCTTTTTGAATTTGATTCCATCTTTCAGAATCAGCATATATTACAGGAACTTCTATTCTTGTGCCATTTTGTACCACTGAAGGTTTGATTACATTATTAAAATAATAAAGTATAGTTGAGTCAATATCTTCTAAACCAACTGTAAAAGGTTTTACTGTATCCCCTTTAAAAGATACTTGATTACTTCTATTAGAAACTTGATAAGCAGAATTATTTGGATTGCCAGCTTCTTTAGAGTAAGGAGTATGCATTCCTTTACTTATCTGCTTTTGCGATTTTGGAACTACTTTTCTACCTCTTTCTGACATCTTTTATACTTGTTATTAGTCTTTCTTGTGAAATACCTACTTTATCTGCAGGTACATAAATTGTTTCTGCTATTATTGATACTTCATATCCAAAGTTTTGTAGATCATAATTTCCTAATGGGTTAATACCTCTATCATCTTTATTAGGATATTGTGGATCTTTACCTACAAATTGTTGATTTATAATTATATCACCAACTTCATAATATCCATTTTCATACCATATAACATCACCTACTTGAGGAACTACTTCAGCATCTACTAAATCATCTCTTAAAAATTTAAATGTAATACCCCATTCAAAATTTATTCCAATATCTGAGTCAGGGTAATTTTGATCCTGTCTATCAATTAATACATTAAATAATACTGGTGCCTCATAATATTTTTCTTCAGCTGCTTCCCCATAAATATTAACATTAGTTTCTTCTAATTTAAATTTATAAACGGCACATTCTTGAACTATAATATCACCCATTAGTTCTCGGTTTATGCCTCTAAACATACTTATGTCTCTTGCTCCTCCAAATAATGCCATATTATCCTATATAAATTGGGTAAGGTACTGCTGCTAATTCTACTAATGTTGCATTAGTTTCATCAGCTCTTCTTTCCATTAATGATTTTTTTGATGTTTCATCAAAATATTCTCTTAGTCTTGTAATTTGTGCTTCTTTTTCTGAGGTTGCAGCTGATAATAGATCTGCTTGGTTTAATTGTGTTTCTGCTCCAGGTATAGGTACATTTGTATATTTGCCTCTAATATATCCTAACATTTCTTTACATAAAGATAAAGTATAATCAAATATCCAACTTCTACCAATAGAATTTATTTCATTATAGTTAGGATTTTTAAAGTTTACATTTGAAACATTAGTTACAACAAATGATCCTGATGGTGTTTTAGAAATTGGAGAATTTCTTTCAGACATTTTAATGTATTGAATTTGCATACTTCCTCCATGCCTAGGAATAGGAAATAATTTTAAATTATTATTAATTAATTCAAATGAAAATTGTGATTTTCTTATTTGGTCATTTAATTCAATTGCTTGTATTTTTTGTAAATCAAAACTAATTGGCATTAACATAAAGTTAATAGCAGGAGAATAATTACCCCAACCAAATGTATCCATCATATTCATCATACCTGTTCCTGTACCCGCATAAGGATCAAAAAATTTAACAATAGCTGGAGGTGCTTCATAAAATACTCTTTTAACTTCAATTGAATCTCCTTCTACTAATGATGCTGATGCAGAAGCCCAAGATTTTAAATCATATGTTTGTTGATTAGCTGTTAAAGGTAGTGATCCTGAGTACCATGTAGTTGTTCCTCCTGTTCCTGCTTCTTCTCCATACTGTTCTGTATATCTTACAACACTAGCAAAGTTAGGTGAAATCAATTCATGGTTTAAATTTGAAGAAGTTAATGAACCCTCAATTGATAAATAATTATCTCTTACTTTAAAAGCATATAGTTCATTACCATAAGTAGTAACTGCTTCTTCAAATGCAGTATAAAAATTTAAATCTTGTAGTTCAACATCCATTATAGGATAACCTAATCTTCTTGCACAATATGTTACTACTTTATCAGCATCACTTTGAAAATCAAATTGTTGATCATAAAATCCAAAAGGTGTGTCTCCAGGAAAAAATGATGATGAACCAGGATAAATAGGAATTACAGCCATAATTTTTATTTTGTTATAAATATAGAAAAAAATCGTTTAATCGACAGTAAGTTTAATACAATAATAATCTTTTCTAGTAAAATATTTATGTTTCATTTTTTTTATTGGAGGATTAACATTTACTTTAGTAAGTGTTAAATTATTATTTGCAAAATTATGTTCTGTTATATGTTTAAAATCTGGGTTGTAATAAGTTATTATTCCTTTTGATTTTAGATGTTTTTTAGCTATAGATATAAAATTATCATAATTTTTATCCTCCCATGTATCATGCATTATTCCATCATATTTTTTATCTTTAGGAATACTATTAAACCAATCACCTTTTATAGGAATTACATTTGGTTTATCTTTAGCCCAATTTAGTAACCGTTTGAATATTTGATCATGTATTTCAATTATAGTATGTGAATTAATATTAACTTGTTGTATAAAATTAGAACATATACCCATCCCAAATCCTATTTCTAATATATCACCTTTATTTTCTGTTACAATTTTAGCATGTTTCTCCATAATGGGGGTTTCCCACTCCATCATTATTTCTT